GATTTGGGATTAAATCCGATTTTTAGATAAATGGGTGCCGGAGGGTTTTCATCCGCGTGGGGGATGCCGGGCTTTCCACCTCTCAAGTGCTTTGTCTTTGTTGGCTTGCACCGCTTCCTTCGTATGGCTTCGCATGGCAGTATGCAATGCGATATGATGTGGGATACAAACTGACATGAGGTTGAGCAGATTATAGCACAGCCTTTCCATATCATACACCGTCGATGCCGATTCAACGGGCACGCGGTGATGAACGTCGACAGCTGCCGTCACCTTTCCCTCCTGTTCGCAGAGCTCGCAGAGCGGGTTCTCCATGAGCTTCCATGCTCGCAGCCGTTTCCATCGCTTGTCGTTCAGCAATCGCTGGTAGTTCTTATCTCTGCTCATTAGTAGTCGGCTTTGTCTTCCGCGTCGTCCGTCTTCGAGAACTGTATGAGGCCAGTCATCGCGTCGGGTGTGCGGTGTTTCTTTTGCTTTGTCCGTTGGCCGTATTCTATCGGCTTGCCGTAGTCATGGCGGTTGCAATCCTCGAAGTCGCGGCGCATGTCGGCGTTGAGTTGTTCGATGGTATGCGCGTCGATAAGTGTATCAAGCAGCTCGAGGATGCTGTTGCATTCCATATCTATTGCGAGGTGTCGCAGTCGGCGGTAACGCTCAGGCGACAACAGTTCGATGGCTCGCTCCAATATCTGCTGGACATTCTCCGTCTGATCCCACACACCCATGAACGGCTTGCGCACCAGGATGCACCGCTGGCCTTTCCTCTTCCCGGTCGGATCCGTGAGCACATAGATCGCTTCGGTCACTTCCTTCTTCACCGTCGGATCTGCGAGGTTAAAGCAATCCTTCCAGCCGTCCATGTGCTCGAAGATGCTCATCACCTTCTCCATTTCGGGAGTCAGGTTGTGGCGGTCGTCCATGTAGCGCACCACGCAGTCGCACATCATCTGGAGCATTCGGTAGGCTTTCATTCCGCGCTTCTCACATATGCGGTTAATGCGTCGCTTGACGTATGGCACCACCTTCGTGGCTATTGATTCGTATTCACTTTCCATAAAGTTCAAGGTTTAGGCGTTGTATTAATTCCCTGACAGCTGGGCTGTCGAGGATTGTCTTGTCGGGTTCGTGAGAGTCTATCATGCGCAGCACCACGTCGGCGATGTCAGCATGCTCGCCGTCCTCTTCTATCCACCACCTCTTCACGGGATCGGTGTTCACCGTCAGGTGTCGGTAGCCGATAGCGTCGGCGGTGTCCTTCCATCTCTCCACTCCGTCGCGGTCAGGGTATAGCACGATGCTCCTGCCTCGGTCGATGAGTGGCTGGAGTCGCTCACGGGTGAGGTTTGTCTTACTTCCGCACGCCAGCCATAGTGTCTCGCTCAAGCAGCCGTAGGCAATAGACATGATGAGCGCGGTCTTCTCGCTCTCAACGATGTTTATCGTCGCATTCGGGAATGTATCCACGAGGTGCATCCCGAAGTAGGTGCGCTTCCAGTCCATCTTGTTGCGGTCGTAGTGTGGCGATTTGGGCGAACGGAATAACCAGGCGTGCACCCAGTCGGTGGTGTTCCTCGCTCCGTCCTCCTTCTTCATGCGGTGGCCGTTGTACTTGTAGCGTATCATCTTGCCGGTGCATAGGTCGCCCACTTCGTCCAGATACCAGAAGATTGTGAACTGTTCATGGTACTCGGTTGTCGCCGTGCCTACATAGTAGGCTCTCAGGGCTTTCGATATTCTCGCTTGCTGGATGGTGTTCCAGTTGTGCGAGCAGATCCACTTCACGAGCGGATCGTTCAGTAATCCCTTCGTGCTTCTGTGGTACATCGACATCGGCAGCGTTATCAGCGGTCGGTTGTCGGGCACGATCGTGAACTCGCGCGGCTTGGCTTTGGGCACGTTGCGGAACTTCTCAGAGCCTTCAACCTCGATGCCGTACTTTCGTCCGAGGTAGCGCAGCGCGTCGGGGTAGCTCATCCCTCGCCCTTCCATCAGATAGTACACCGCATCGCCGCCTTTCTCGCAGCTGAAGCAGTAGCACATGTTCTTCCGGGGATTGACTGAGAACGAGCCCGTGCGCCTGTCGGGGTGGAACGGACACAGACACTCGTAGCCGTTGCCGGCTTTGTGGATGTCTGGCTGGAAATCTCTTATAACTTCCACGATGTCCACCGCGTTCATTATCTTTTTAATGGTTTGTTCGCTTATCATCTTTACTGATTACATGTTAGCTAATTCGCGCGTGCGCGTGGCGCGTGTATGGCTCCCGCAAACCTTGCACCAGCCCGCACCTATCGGGCGGGGTGCATGGTGTTCGTGAGCTCACGCCCTTTGTGGTATGCCGTTTCTATATACCTTTAGGTATATAATTTTTGTGGTATGCCGTTTTTCGTTGATTAGAATGGCATATCTTCAGGCGGCTGGAGCATGTAGTAGCCGTTCACTTTAAAAGTGGATTCTACCAACAATTTCAAATTGATTGCTACCTGAAGGTCGGCATGTTGTCGGCCCGTGTTTTTCTGTCCTCCTATATCACCGAAGACTTTCCTTTTTACGTCTCCTCTTGTCATAGGCCAGTCGAGCATCTCGTTGGCTTTGTTTATCCATGCGGTGATTTCTTCCACGCTGTCGGCCTCAGGCTCAACCCTGTGCGTGATACCTGGGATCGTCGTTATGCGTGGCACACCGAGGTTCCCGGCATCGTCGGTTACCTCGAACGTCCAATCGTCCATGTCCTTGCCTCGAGCATCTTGCTGGCGTACCGTGAAGCTCACCATGCCGTCCTTCTTTTGCTTGATGCTGACAAGGGTGTCGGTCACTTTGTTGCCGAGCTCCGTGCCTAAATGTCCGCGCATCTTGCTCTCGTCGTCATTCCCTGGGCGTGGGTTCAGGTGTAGTGCGCACCATATACAGATGCCGCGCTTCTCAGCCAATGCCATGAGTCTGAGGACGAGCTCCGCCGATTGTGTGTTGTCGTTGAAGTCGCCAATGATGTCGCGCACTCCGTCAATGAATACGATGTCAGGTGCCAGTATTTCGATGGCTAACCGAATAAGACGGAACCGCTTCTCGTAGGCTTTTTCCTTGTCGTCGTCTTCGATGGTGCGCAGCCATAGCACGTTCATCCGATCGTTGGGCTCTTTCATATCCCAGTTACATAGCCAGTGGACACGTCTGAGCACCTTCGCCGAGTTGAGTTTCTCCATCTCGGTGTCGACATATAACACCTTCGGCTCGTGCCCGAGGTGTTCAATGGTGCGGTCAGGCACCCGAAGTCCCGGAAGGAACTTCTCAACCCTTTCCGTGCCGTTACCGAGGATGGCCGCCATGAGCTGCGTCAATACGAACGATTTGCCGTTCTTTTTTTGGCCGCTGATGGCCTGAATGCCTCCGAGCGTACTGAACGGCACACCGTTGTATTCGAGCATGTAGAACGGCTCTGGATAGTCCTCACGAGGGCTGAGAAGATATGGTCGGATTTCCTCGAAGCGTGTCTGCTCGGCAATATCTTCCATCTCCCTGCCTGTGGGTATGTTGGGTAATATATTCTCTTCGTTCATCATAGTTTTCAAATAAAAAAAACAGAGAACGGCATCCTAACGTTACTGCTTGGCCGTGGCTTGCGCCCTTATCAGCATTTCTCTCTATAAAAAAATAGCAAAGCGGTGGTGCAGATTTTTAGGCATCACCATGTGGATGGTGGGTTTTGTTTGTTCACCGACCGCAGCCGTAAGGCTCTTATCGGTGCTTCTTTGCTTGTTGTTAAAATGGCAGATCGTCGTCCTCGTCCTGTGCTGGTGGGAGTGGAAGTTCCTTTTCCGCCTGTTGTGTCTGTTCGGTTTGTGGTTCAGGCTCATCCAAGTGTGGAGCACTTGCCACCTTCTCGCACTTATAAACTCGGAGCTCGTTGAACCATTTGTCCTGATATTGCCGGATATTGTGCGAGAATCCGATAATAACTTCGTCGCCTTCATGGAGGTTGTATTCCGCGATGCGATCGTTCATTATACTGAGCAGCACCCTGTCGCTCCATCGGTCAGTATCATTCTCGAAGTACTCGAAGATGAAGTCTTGGCGTTGCCACTCGTTCCCTGATTTATTTGTCCCGGTCTGTATCGGGAGCAGCTTGTTGATTCTTCCTTGAAATTCCATTTTTTTCTTTTTTATTTAATATTTCGATGATAGTTTTTTCTGACGCTTCCTGAAATAGTTTGCACTCACGATAAAGCGAGTCAAGTGCTGCGGGCTTGTTGGGCATAGGGTCGCCATATATGCACTTGCGGATATTATGCCCATTTATGAGCTGCGACATGGCTCGGTATTTCATAACCTTGCCACCGCTCCATGCCACGGGATCAATTCTAATAATCACCATGTGATCGCCTCCGATATTACGCATAATGCAATCAACACTACCGGCGCGATGATGCCGTACACAATCCACTCTCTCTTTGTGAAGTTCTCCTTCTGGTAGTCCTCCATAAATGCTTTGATAAACTCTTTCATAATATTTAATATTAAAATGATTCGTAAAAAGAGGCCGACCTTCCCAGGCAGACCTCTAAAAAATGAAAATTTATTTAGAAAAATAATGAGATGTGAAAAATATCTTTTGACTCCCCTCTGCGTTAGTGGCTTGGGTTCACTCATCCATACGGATGGCCGCATTAAAGTCACTTTTGAAAGGCTGCTTGCATCGGCTCGTATGAGTTGCTTGCTTCTACCGACCCATCCATTTCCGCGAATCGTTGCCTATCGTTTCCATGCCACTTCGCTGCCTCCTCCTGACCTGTGGTTAGTCAGATCGTTCGCTTGCGCTTTTCCGCGATTTTGTGGAAGGTGTGGGAGTCGAACCCACCTCGCTATTGCGTCCCCTCGGCCTACCTTCCTACCATTATAGGTTTTTCATCCGGCCGTCTCTTATCATGGCCTGTATTTCGCTCATCGGGTAGCCCCACCGTGTGGTGTGCTTCTCTCCGTCGTCTCCCTGGAACTCGATGCGCTCGCGTGGTAACTTCCATCCGTACCGCTTCAGCCAGTCCTTTGTAATCATACCGAATTGTTGGCAGAGCTCGTTGGCATCCAGCCATCTCTCTCCGTCCATGCGATCGCGTTCCACAATGGCAGCTTTCACCGCCTCTGCAATCATCGTCCGTGTTTCCTTGTCTAACTTCTGCATGGGTTACTTTGTCCTTGTTATTGATACGGCTACGGCATCGTAGTCAGGGCGTACAACAAACTCCAATCCCTCCTCCTGCTTCACCTGAGTGGCTGTCACTCGTGCCGAGGACACCTTCTTCGCATCGTTAAGCATGAAGATGCGAGTCTGTCCGATGTGCATATCGCGGAGCTCTTGTCTGGTTACTTTGTCCTGTCTCATTTCTTAAACTTACTTAAATAATCATACATTTTTATTTTACAATCGGGAAAATATCCGTATATTTGCATTCCCTACCTTCGCAAATTAGGCGGTTTTCGTGTGATAAGTGTCGGATTCCGTCTGACGGATATTTTTATGCCCGATTGAAATCTTACTTACTTTTGGGTGCAAATATAAGTCAAAAATGTAGGATAAAATAATTTTTCCCTAAAAAAGTGTAGGGAATTAAGATTTTTTAAGACATAAAGGTATGAAAGTGAAGCAAAATTTCCAAAATGAAAGACAAAAGCGTCTTATTGAGGTGTATAATCATTTAAGAAAGCATTTCGCCGTTCATACAAAAACGGGATTTGCGGAAGCACTTCATTATGGTCGCACCTCAATGAGTGCAGCACTCAATGGTAAGGCTGAATATTTAACGGATGCGTTAATGAAAAATATTTGCGATGTGTATCCTGGCGTGTTTAACCTCGACTACCTTCTAACGGGTGAGGGTGAGCTGCTGGCATCGACTCAGGAGGAACCGACAAGACACGAGGTGTCTGAAGACATTTGTCAGCCTATTCCCGGATGGGCTGACAACTTTTTCGAGATTATGATGGAACAAGTAAAACAAAACGAAGCCCTCCACCGAGAGCTCCGCCAGTCAATCGCAGATCTTAACGCGCTGAAATCCGACCTTCAGCACATTATTAAAAATATAAATTAAAGCGTTAAATCATGCCAAAACATTCCCCATTTTTACACCCACCCCTCGCCAAACCCTTTAAAATAAGGCAAACCCCATAACCCGTCATAATCCCGCGGGAGTCACTTTTTTAATAGTGGGGATTTGCTTTAAATAGGGCATTTCCCCACTGTTTATTAGGGTTTCCGAAAGATGTGGGGAATGATTGGGTAAGGCGAAAAAGTGGGTTTTTGGGGGATTTTGGGATATAAACGAATGCCAAATCCTTACCCATATTTCGGGGATGGGTAAGGATGGGGAAGGATTTTAATAAAAATTAAAAAAATAAGACTATGACAATTAACTTGGTTTTCGACCATCGGGGCCGCACGCAAGCGGGAAAAGAAGGCCCGATCGAGGTGCGTTTTGCGCACAATAACAAAATTTTTTATGTCAATACCGGCATAAAAGTGTTGTCGTCGCAGTTCCGCGACGGCAGAATCGTCAATCACGGCAATAAAAACGAGTTGAATGAACGTCTGGCTGTGGTTGTTGCCAAAATGGAAAAAGCCATAAGCCGTTGCATCAATGAGGGAAAGCCTATCGATGCGACCGAAATAAAAAGACAAATATATAATATAGAATGTACGCGCGAGGATGAGAAGCGTGCGATGCTCGACTGGCTGACCGAACAGGTGCCGCTCCTTAATATCGGCTCGGGCACACGGCGGAGGTATGACACACTTATTAGGCGCATGGAGGAATATGGCGAGCTCACGGCGTGGAATGATCTGACGGTGGAGAATATCTATAAGTTCGACCGCTGGCTCCACCAGAGGAAAAAGGCACAGTCTAACGGCGACATCCAGGCGGGGAGAGAAGCGGAGTGCATCGGCGACGCTGCTGTCTATAATTATCATCGCACCCTGAAGCACTTGTTGTCCCGGGCGGTGAAGTTCAACATTATAGAGAAAAACCCCTACGACCGCATAAAGGGAGAGTTCCGTAAGGGTATCAAGGAGAGCGTGGAATATCTCACCGAGGAGGAGATAGCGGCCATCGAGAGCCTGCATCCAATGGAGGGCAGCCGGATGGCAATGGCCCGTGATCTGTTCGTCTTTCAGATGTACACAGGCCTTGCTTACAGCGATGCCCAGGCATTCGATATGTCGGACTATAAAAAGCAGAACGGGCAATGGGTTCATGTCGGTGAGCGTATAAAGACGGGCACGCCGTATGTGAGCCAGCTGTTTCCGCCTGTCGTCGAAATTCTGGAGAGGTATGGGTGGCAAGTGCCGAAGATTGGGAACTCGCAATATAATATATGCCTGAAAACTATCCAGGAGGCACTTGGTATCAAGACGCGGTTGCACTCACACCTCGGCCGTCACACCTTCGGCACACGGATGCTTGCGATGGGCGTGAAAATTGAGAACGTCGGCAAGATGCTCGGCCACAGAGATCTGAGCATGACGCAGCGATATGCGAAGGTGCTGGCGCAGTCAGTCCACGACGACTTTGAAATGGTTAATAAAAAACTTTTTAATAAAAAACAAAAATGAAAAAGACAATTTTAATGGCGGCAGTTATCGGAATGGTGCTGTCCGCGTGTGAGAAACCCCTCGCGTTTATCGACGAGGAAAGTGGTGAACCTACTGAAAATGTGATGCAGAAAAAGTTCACGTTCACGATCAAGGGTGACTTTAACAAGCCAATATTCAAAGCACAGCGTCGCGCGTATCTTCAGGCCGACGGCAAGGACATGACCGACTTGTGGGTGTTTGATTATGTGAACGGCAGCTGTGTGCAGTCGCTTCATCAGGTGGCAGAGGATGAGGACTTCGGCAGACCTACGATGTCACTCAGTTATGGCACTCATCATGTGTATTTCGTTGCCTCTCGCGGTGCGGAACCTGCAATCGACATGGATACGCACATAATCACATGGACGACCGTGCGCGACACATTCTGGAAAGATTATGAGGTTGAAGTTGTCCAGACATCAAATGGCAACCGTGCCGTGACTCTCGATCGTGTGGTGACAAAGTTACGCGTGGCTCCCACGGATAAGGTGCCCGCAAGCATCGCATCGCTATCCGTCACTCCCGACACATGGTATTATGGCCTTGACTTCGTAGCCGGCACACCGACAAACGGACAGAAAAAGGAAATATCCGTGAACGTCCCAGACTCATACATTGGCACGACTGGCGAGCTGTCTCTGTCGGCATTTGGCATGAGCGGCGCGGATGAGTGGACTACCGATGTGGCTGTTCAGGCGAAGGATGGCACGGGTGCGGTTATCGGCTCGGCTTCCATTACATCCGCACCATTTAAGGCAAACCGCTCGACGGAATACTCGGGTGAACTATTCGGGAAAAGCGGAAGCACGAATGTGAGTCTGAACTCAGTATGGAGCGACCCGGTTATCGGGACATGGTAAATGAAAAAGAGCGGGGATCAGTCCTCGCTCTTCTTGTTCAAGTCCGCCATTAAAGCTGTCAGTTCATTCTGCTCTTCCTCGCTGATCAGCCGAGAGGGTATTTCTTCCTCGTCGAACGGCAATGGTATCCATTCGTGCGGCAGTTTGTCCATCTTGTGGAAAGCGGAGAATGAAGCGTAAGCGCAAAGGCGGAGAAGCTGGTATTTCAGCCCGTCACGACGGCGGTAGCCGCGTATGATGCGGCGTACTTCCCAGAATTCGATATCGTAGAGAAATTCCCGCCGAGGGATTCCGATCTCGCCCACCAACAACTGATAGATGTCGAGGGCGGAAGTCAGTTTTTTGACTTGTCACTCGTCGGTGCCACATCGTTGTCCGACACCTCATACCATTGGTTGCGAAGGTCGAAGATAACCTTCAGGGCATCGACGATTTCCTGTGGCTTCGCCTCATACATAAGGTTTTCATCCTTCACAGGCGGCTCCTCGTTTTTGCTCTGGTAGTAAGCCATGAGCGCGGCGAGAATCATGTAGACGATGTGCTCAGGGTTTGTTGCATCGAAGTTATTGATGTCGTTCCCGGTATACTTCATAAAAGCGATTTCTGTGGCATAACACCACGCCACGGTAACCTCTTTCCCGGCAATCTGAATGTTTCCTTTTTTCATAGTTCCGTTCAAAATGCCCGCAGGCATATTCCTGCGGGCGGTTTACAAACAATTCAATTATGATGATGACAGCGCAAATTATTCGCTATCTGCTGCGACAGCAATGCTGCCGTAACCAGTGAGAGTGTAGTTGTATGTGGTGTTCTGCTTGTTCGGTGCCGAAATCTGCAAGTTGGTGAGCTTGGCAGTGCCCGATGCGATGGTCTCATCGATCGTGCGGTTGTTCGTGCCGGACATTAAACAGATGCGCCAATACAAGAGAGTGTCGCTTACATTGGTAAGCATATCATTCAGAGTGTTCGCCGTGTTACCGCCGAGAGAGTCGTCTGGAGTCAGGACGAGAGCCGATCCCGTAATGTCGTATGACTGTCCCGTGATCTCGTAGTCCATCCAATCCCCTGTGGTATCCTTTGTTGACGAATCCTCAGACTGAGCGGCGAGGTGCAGCTGCATCTCTTTTGCGGCGGCTATAACCTTCGACGGGTTGGCCGTTGTCGCCAAAAGTAGTCGTATATACTGGCCTTTCTGCATAGTTCTAACTGAGGGCTCCTGTTCCCTGGATTTGAATAGATGTTGATACGGTTTGACGGTCATTGAACACGAATGTGAGGTCGGTGATGTAACCCGTGCCGCTGCGCTTGAAGTTAGCATTGGCGGCTGTGCGGTTCATCGTACCGGCAGCTCCCGTGGTCTGATCCCATGCGACGGACTGTGCCGTGCGTGAGCGGAATGCCTGAATGAGTGACTGCATGTCATCGGTGTCGCCATTGTATGAGTCTACCTGGACGTTCCACGATTTACTGACTACCGTGTCCTGACTGAACATTCCCTCAGTGTCCTTCGTTGACGTATCCTCCGTATTGCCTTGAAGGGTGCAACTGCAACTCACGGCCTCGATTACAGCGTCGGAATCAAGGAATATCCTAAAGTTCTGGCCTTTGATCTTACTCATTGTCTTCTTCGTTTTGAATTTCTACATCACACTGATAGGTCAGGGTCTGCCAGTAGCACGGCTTCAGGGAGTCGTACTGTATAGCCTGGGCGGAGAACTGATAATCGAGGATGGGAGTGTCTTCCGTCGTCATATAGGTGAGGATCGTATCGCGTACCTTCTGCGCGAGCTCGTGCAGGGCAGTGAGCGACTCCGCAACCACCTCGACACCGATGTTCACCACGTCAAACTCACCCTCGTAGGTGTTGTCCTTCGTCTGGGCATCGTTATTCAGCCCGTCGAAGGTGACTATTATGTACGGCAGCGGCACGTTGTCGATGTCCTCGTCAGGGAGCGGGATAGCCGTACCGTATAAACGGCTGCCTATCGTGTCCATGAGCTCGGACGACGCTGTGAGTGCTTGGATGAAGATGCTGTCAGTGGCAAGGCCCATACTATCGTGTTTTTTAATGAATCACTTCTCAAAAGGGCGCGGGTGGCTCGGCTGTTACCTCGAGCTCCTCACCCGCAAGCCCTGGAACTATGAAGTTCAGAGAAGAAAATGAAGAGAATTATTCAGTGTCTGGCTCAGCCTCGACGAGCTTGATGAGCTTGAATGCCTGTGGCTTGTTGGAGATATTTCCGTTCACCTTGCTCGAGAGCTCTGTAAGAGAATACTCGGTGTTGAGCACAAGCACTGTGGTGTTGCGCTTTGCAACCTCTGCACTCTGAGCGTCGATGGTGAAGCGAACCTCTCCGTGCTGCTCATATGCCAGATAACCCCAGTGACCGATACCGATGTAGAGGTTTCCGTCTGGCTTTGGCACGCCAGCAGAGTCGAGTGCATAGTTCACATATGGGCTCACCTTGTAACGATAGCCAACACAGCGTCCGTCTTGGATGACGGTGCGGTCGCCAGCCTGTCCAGGGATGGCCTTGGTGAACATGAGCTCAGTCTCGACCTCTTTGCTCATTACGAGCTCCGGCTCACCCTCGAAACCGAGATCCCACATCGCAGCAATCTTCTTGGCGATGTTTTTGCCGACGTTCTCGTCAAGAGCAACCTCCTCGGCCGTTACTGATGCGAACGGACTCTTCAGATAATTCTCAAATGCAGCATGGCTGTAGATGTGAAGAGCGGCGAACTTTGCAAATCCCTTCTGGAACTTGTAAGTGATGAAGCCGAGCAGGTCGAATGCAGCGTTGTCGATGGCACGGTTAGACACTGCGATGGAAGCAGCTACGCGCTCGGGGTTGGCGTTGAGCTTTGCGAAGTTGATTGCCTGCTCGCCGATCTTCTCAACCTCTCCGGCTACGGTGAACTCGACATCGTCGATGGCATACGGCCACACCTCGTTACCGATGACACCTGTCAACAGGCGGAGATCGTCAGGAAGTTCAAGGCCTGCAACCTTTGTGTCGATAAGCTCGTGAATCGTGAGTGGCACTGCACCAGCTGCCTCAAGGTTGGCGGTGCTGTTGCCGTCTGCCGTGTCCTTCAGTATTGTCGTACTGTTAGCTGCCTCGCGGACGGTGAGCTCCTCAGAGAACGACTCGTGCTTCTCTTTCACGCTCTTCAGCAACTCGCGGAGCTGCTGGCTTTTCGACTTAACCTCGCGATACTTGGCGAGTTCGTCGTCTGTCATCATGCCCTGGAGCTCCAGGCGGTTTCTGTTGTCCTCGCGGATCAAGGCATCGTATTGCTGCTCCTCCTGAGCAGTGAGGGCGCGATTCTCGCGCTGTGCTTTTTCATCGAGCTGGTCAAGCTCGGCCAGAATGTCGTGGTGACGCTTCTGAAGTTCTGATTTTGTTTTTCCCATTTCAAAAACGTTTTTAAAAATTATTAAAAAATAGAATTAAACATTTCATCGATATTCCTCCGCTGTTGGCGGCGGCGATAGTGTGTCAGGATGAGCTCGCGCTTTCCATCCTCGTCGTCTTGTTCATCCGACTCCCATGGAGCTGCCTCCTCGGTGTCTTCGCACTCCTTCTTGTCGTCGTCAGAATTCTCGCAGGTTTTCGGTTCTTCCATTTCCACGGCATCCTTTTTCTCTTCTTCCGGGGTGGCCGCCTCGTCCTCATCGTCACGCTTGTCATCGCATTCCTCTTTTACGATTTCCCTAACATTGACAGATGTCTGAACGTATGCTGGATCCATCCCAACAGTAAGAGCTGTTATTGCCGCGAAGGAATGGTGAATGATAGTCACCTCGTCACCCTCGACGCGCTTCTCATAGTCCTGTGGGTAGAACTCGAAGGAGCAACCTGAATACACACCCGTGCGAACCAGTTCCAGGGCACGATCGCCCAGGTCGCAGCGTGGTGCGTCAAACTCGAAATTGACACCGTTCTCGTCGACAGACATACGGAGCGACGAATTGGCCGCACCTTTGTTGCAGCGTGCTATTGTCAGCTCGCGCTCGTGCAACAGGTTCAGTTTAACGTCCTGAGTGTTCAGGAACGGCATCGTCACCGCTTCGGGGAGGATGATTTCTCGGAATCTTTCTCCCCAGTCGTCAAGAACCTGTGACTCTCGATTGAATACGATGGCCGTGCCTGTGATGGTGCGAGACTGGCTCTGCGCATCCTCACCCGTTTCTCTAACGGCCAGCTGGCAGTCAATAGTTCTGATTTCTCGTTTTGTTGCATTCATGTTTATTTTAAAAAAATGATTCTATTCTTGTGGATTTTCCTCTTCAGGGTTTACTTCTGGCTGTTCTGCCGGACGACCTCCGCCGTTTGTCATCAGCTTGTCAGAGCCGATGACGGCGAGGTTCGTTGAGACGTAATGGATATCACCCTTGTCGATATTCGGCAGATCATACTGGTTGCGCAGTTCATTCGGACTCTTAACACCGCATTCGAGCAATATCTTGTCGATCTCGGCCTGTCCCTTTGCGTCGAGACGACGGAGAGCGAGCTCGCACACATGGATGCGCCTGCGTCCCCAGTCGGCACGGCGGATGAGCTTACAGTTGAACTCGTCTTCCCACTCGCGGATGCGAGGGCCGATGGTGCGCAGCAAGAACTCCTGCGTGGCGTGCTCTGGCATCTTGTATGAACTACCCTGATCCTCCATCATCATAATGCGAGGGATGCCAAGGACGCGTGCGAGGTCGTTAACCTCGAAGCCGCGATCCTCAAGCAGTTTAAGTTCTGATGCTGTCTGGCTGATAATCTTCGCGTCGGCCACATTGTCGAGCATTACCACGTCGTTCGACTGCCACTCTGAGGAGAACTGCTGCGTCATCTTGCGGAGCTCGGCTTGGTTGGCGCGTCCACGGGTGCCCAGGGTGGGGGATTTCTCCTCCTGAACGAGCACCTTGTATTTTCCGCCTTTCGCCACATCTTGCAGTGTCTGATCGTCGGCTGTGGCGGCTATCGACAAGGCTTTCATAGCGAAGTCGATAACCGGCAGACCGCGATACATCATGTCGTCCATGATGACATTCTTAAAGTGCAGCACCTCCGACGATGGGACGTTGATCTTCACCGAAGGCATTCCGTCGCGGTTGTAGACCACATCGTAACTGTCAGAGGGCGGCACATAACATCCGTGCGTACACAGCCAGAGATTAATGGGATCGCCCCATGTATCACGCTCGATATAGACGTAGGCATTGCCGAAGTATATAGTGCGATAGACGATCTGCTCCTGCATTTGGACAGCCGTCATCATCGGGTTCGGCCGGACTTGCAACAGGTAGTTGATATTTCGGCCAACACCGCGCATATCTTCCACATAGTTACCTCCCTCGCCATTGAGCTTCTGGTATTGTGTAACCATTTGCCCCATTGTCTGCATGATAAGTGTCACACCACGATACCAGGCGGGCACGAGAAGACTCCGCTTTCCGCGAGGCATGATGACGTTCGCCTGCCAGTCGGCACCCTTCGGTGCCTGGTTCTCAGGAGCCGAATGATCGGTTGTCGACGGCACGGGATTTGGCTGTGTGCCGATTTCCCGACGCTGGAACATTTTAACAAAAAAATTATCCATATTAATCGCTTATTTTGTCATTCTGGGTTTACTATTTTCTCCCGTGTCACCAATAGCGGATAAGTGGCGGCGTTGGGGAATTTCCAGTCTATCCAAGCCGACGCGATTCGCTCCCCGAACTGACCGCCGACACGTCTTTCGTGTGTCAAGCCGAACTGTGCCAGGTGGTATGCCTCCGGGTTGGCGAGAATTCGCTTGTCGATGTCTCCGCCGATGCGCTGGAGGTATTCCTGGGCGACATCCCACATCACGTCGAGCAGCTCGAGGAAGTCCTCTTTCTTCAGGATGAACATCGTGGCGAGGTGCATCCTTCTGCTGTATAGCTGGTTTTTCCATGCCGGGAGGAAGTCCTTGTATTTCTCGCTGATTATCTGAGTGCATATGTCAAGATCTTCGGGGTTGCCCCATGTGGCGAACTGATTCTTCATCGGCATTCCGAGGTCGAACGGTGTGGTCGTGATGGCTCCTTTTTTCTCGATGATCTTGGCGATGTCCGGCACGTCGTTCATAAATCCGAAGTAGCGGCGGTAATGACAGAAGCCGATGTATTCGGGCAAGCGTTTTCTCTCGCTCACCCTCTTCATGTGGAGCAGCTCTGAATAGAACGGCCCTGGCACTCCGTCACGGCTGTCGCCACCTTTCCGGCTGTCCACGACCTCATAGACGGGGTTAAATGCGACAGGCTCAAAGTCGGCATGGGCGCAGATGTATATCTTTGCGTTTTTGTTGTCTTCGATGTGCCACAGATCACGATGGTCGGCTATCCATTTCTGCTGATTCTCGAGGTCTTTCTGCCTCCACGATCCGCCATGATAGTGGATGTAGTGCATGTCAAGGTTTTGATAGCACCTGCAAACGAGCTGTGGCTTCGTCTTGCGTATGTCATCGAGCAGACAGGCACCAGTGTCCCACCAGTTGCCGGGGTGGTTTTCTCCATGCTGGAGATTCCAGCTTCTCTCAGGATCGAAATACCTCGCACCGTTGGCCGTCAGGAGTGGCACGTTCATATAGCAAAGCCAGGGAAGGATGCGGTCTTTCTCACGATTTCTTCCATACATGTGCTTAACCTTACCGCAAGCCGCATATTTTTCGTCCCACAAAAAATCGAAATTTTTCCGTATCAGGACATCGCTCTCCATCAGGATAAATCCCTCCGGGATGAGCTCCCATAACTTCTGCACGCTCAGCATGTGCTTCACGCTGCCGTGGTTACTGAGTTTCGCCATGCGGATCTCCTTGTCGGGGTATTTAGCCAATTCAGCCTCAAAGTCGACATATTGGCCTTTGCGGTTATTGATTACCTTCACACCCTTCATCCGCTTAGTGAATGGCCGCGTGTCACTGTTGTCGAATACAATTATCTGATAATTCACCATGCTGTGCTTGCGCACGCTTAGGATGGCGGCCTCGGTCAGTTCTGGTGTGTTGTAGTGAATGATTGCTATTGTCTTCATAGTTCTTTAATAAGTTGGTGTGGCTGGTTGCCCTGGCGACGGGTTTACAATCGCCTGGGCGTTGAATTGTATCGTGTTAGTGATAAAATCGGGATGGAAAGTGTCGGGGAGGATCTGATAGGTGATGCCCTCGAAGATCATACGGCTGCGCATGGTGATGAATCCGTTCCAATTCATCCTGACGATCACCACACCGTAGGCATCCACCGCCCCGGCATTGAGTGCTGTCTTGCCCTTTGCCCAGTCGACAGCTGCCCATACGGTGCCTGCATCCTCCCATTCAATGCCGGAAGAGTCGAGGCCGTACTTCCCGACCTCGGCTTCCTTCCTGTTCTGTATTGTCACGCGGTATTTTCTCAGACCGCTTGCGAATCCTGTTGTCATATTTATCTCCTTATAACATCATTATTTCAGGAACATCAATTTATCATATCCTGTCTTTTTACTGCGACGCCATAATCCCCGCGCACGAATATCTTAACGTATGGGTAAGAACTATCGGGAACCCACGAAAGCGTTTTGTATCCCGCCGTTCTATCCGCATCGGTAATCGTACCCGTATAATAACGCGGGAAGCCCGATTGTTGCTCGTTTTGGATAAGATAAGGCGTGCCGTTCGATGAACTGAATGTGACTTTGGTGTTTGATGTTACCTCTACGGACATCACTATATTAATAACCTCCCAATATGTGTACCCGCTTTCTATCCCGCTACCCGTGAGGCGTGCTTTATACTTGCCCGCCGCAAGGTTGTAAGGTGCGAGGTCGAACTTTACCCAATCCTCATTATCCTCGGGATATAGTCCGTCGGAAGGATAGGTAGAAGTATTAGTGATATTTATCGATTGCAACAGATATTCATCCTTGTAGATTTCGAGTGTTGTATAACCTTTTGTCCTGTTGAGATTGAGGAACATAATGTCACCCTCCGCGAATGTCGCCTTGTCTCCCGCGAATGTATGTATGTCCTCATCACACACCACATCGCGCGGGTAGTCCCACATATTCATCTGTATTTCGGGCGTCGCGTCGGGTAGGGTAAGATTATCCCAATTTGAATAACGATGTATCTCGCTCGGTCGAGCAAGGCGTGCCTCAAATGAGGCTCTGTTATAAGGCGTAATTCTGCTCACGGGAACCGTCTGCTCCGCAATTACTACGAACAACCTTTGCCCATACTCGTCGAGAATAATATCCGAAATTATAGATATATGTCCGCTATTCCATACAAAGTCAAGCGGTTGCACATTGTCGAACGACGCGTCTGCTATTGTTGTCATCCCTGTCGGCGTGTTGGTTTGATAAGCACCCGAGAGATATAGAATTTGGAAATTCGCAACATAAGCCGTCAAGGAACTACACACCGCACCAAAATACGCCCACGCAAGCCCATTGTGATAGGTTAGTCCATACTCCGAAGAATTATCGTTACATTTCTCTGTATAGAGCAAAGAACGTTTATTTTTTGCAGCCGTCAAGAATGTATGGAACGAAACGTGGTTGCCCACATATTTATCATATTCCGCTACGTCCGAATATGGGATGCCCTGTGCCATCCTCCCTTTCTTGAAATAGTAAGCCGCGGCCGTGTTGCTATATATTGGTACATCTGCAAGAACTTCCCACACGGGGTGGTTTATCTGCTGCAAACGTTTCTGCATTATTGGCAAATAGGTTGAGGGTGTCTTGGAAAACAAACGATTGTCAAGATAGGTAAACGACGCAATGACTTTCTCGTTTGCCGATATAGTTTCCACGTCGTTCTGTCTACAAAGAACTATTCTCGCCTTAAACTGCGGAAGAATTGACATATTTCCGTATGTTGTTCCGTCCAAAGTTATTCCCGCACGCCCTGAATCGGGAGCAACATAGTTGTAATATGCCAAAGTGCCGTCTTCATTAAATAGATGCACGGCTTTAATTTTATATGCATCAAAAAGTTGAATCCAAAATCCTCTACCGCCCTGTATGAAAGAGGTTACCACTCTCGTGGTATCGGAAGAAATTACCTCGCCCGTTGTTGAGTTAATTCTACCCTGTTCAATGGCAAGATAGTCCCCTACATTTTCATCGGGTATGATAATATCCGTTTTCTTCGCATATACCTCACTCGCATATAGTTTAATATATGGCGTCGTGCCTGTTGAAATACTGTAAATAAACCATTTTGCTCCGTCAGCCAAAGCTGTCTTGTCTGTTAGCACATCGTGCCCCGACGGATTTGGTATTCGTTGCAATATTGTTCCGTCGGCAGAACAAACGAAACTGCCGTAAGTGCTTGAAGTTCTAAATGAGTTAAATTCTATCTCGTCATATCCACTTACATCGACGGCGGCAACATAATAACTTGTATTATTATAGCAAGGGTCAAGAGATGCAAAGAAATTACCGCCGACTGAATTTGAGATTGTATCCCTACCTCGTCCTCCAAAGGTTAGCATTTGTGCCTCGGACGTAAATTCTTTCTCTCCGCCGTTTGTCTTTGCATCATTTTGTTCGACGATATCTTTCGTTTCATTGAACGGGTGCAGCGTTATTGACGCGGAGAGGAAAGACGTATAATAATAGAGATATTTCCCGTCGGGTGGTATAATCATAGAACAGGCTCCCGCGCCGCTTTTGACGCAGATACCTATACGCACATAGCCGTCATTGTCTACAATAACAGAGCCCGCCGTGTCGGAGGATCTTACTTGGTATAAATCCATCCATTCCACATTGTCGAGCGGAATTTTTATTATAAAATTTTGGTTTGATGTGGATGTAGACAAATTAGTAAAAAGCGTCCCTCTTTTATTTACAACGGGCGCAAAAACTTTACCTATAAGTGAATAGTCGAGTTCGCCGTAAGCGACTATCCCGCCGAGGTCGAGTTTAACGGCGAGCCCGTTGGCAAGACGTTCCGCTATATCGGCATAGTCTTCCGTGACATCTTCGATAATAAAGACTTGCTCCGCACCTACGGCGGCACGCATACCGATAATAATATTCGGGTCGGCTATTGTGTCGGGCACTTTAAAGTAATATTCCGACGCGAGTGCTGAGCCCATATAACGAAAGACAGGATAACCAACCGCCGTCGCTCCGTCATAAATCCTTACGGCAAAGCGATAATATGTTGAGCCCGACGTAACGCCCGTCATATCAATGTTCGGGTATTTGACATTGACGCGGTATGTGTGCCCCGCCAACACTCCCACCAGTGAGTCCGAAACGTAGGTGTTTCCGTTTCCCGTGAGTGTCAGAATAAATGATCTGTCACGAACATATTCCGCGACAGCTGCTCCCGTAACAACATCATTACTGCCGGGAGTCACAGACGAACTCACTCCACTATCAATAACAGCACTGGCTGACGAGGACGTGATAGTCGCCACAATATTATGAGCTCCGATCATCACGCTGGCGGTATATGTCGAGCTATTCTTTTTTGTAACAGGCATCAGATAAATGTCGCTGCCGACAGTCAGACGAATCACGGAACCACAATCGGCGGTATAGTTGGCGTCAATCTGAGTGTATGGGTTTGAGCCGAAAGCGATTGTACTTCCTGACTGTGTGCCGGTGACATCTATAACCGGGATGGAGTCGATATAAGCCTGCACTTCATCGCCTGTTTGGGTTAAGTCGTAATTTGCCATATATTTTTATTTTAGTGGTTTTTGATTTTATGGGTTTACTATTCCGTTACGTCATTTCCGTAAGTTATCGTCCCCGTGCCTATATTCTCAAAGAGCGTGCCTGTTACGCGGTCATAAAGACACCCCACGCCGTTCTTTCGTACGGGTATGCCGTCGAAGACGAGGTCGCTGCCGTTAGTAATCTTTGCCGCCCATAGACGCGACGCTTGCATCGTGCTATTATTATTCATCGCACCGATGTACGCCGAATAAGTCGGGGTGTAACCAAGTGTAGAAAGAGATATGCTATTAGCACCATTTATGCCCGCTTTTCGAGAGTTGTAAAGATTCATTTCAAGGGTATGGCGTGAGCCGTTATTGCTGCCCGCATTGTGAGCCGTACCACCCCAACCGATATAAATTGTTGCACCCGACGAGAAAAACCATCGATGTGTGGAATCATTGCGGGAACCTCCGAGTCCTGCCGTAGTTGTTCCTGTATGTAATACATCCATCTGCATTCCGTGCGTGTTGCTCGGTATGATGCCCGAATCGAAGTATGCGCCCGCAGGCAAGTTAAGATATTCCACTTGTGCGTCGTATGGGAGAACGGGCGTGGGCGGATCGGGTGGGGTTGGCGCAGGATCGTCTTGCGTTTGATTTGCCATCACAGTAAAGAGATAGTCGTCGATGGACTGGAAGACGTTGTCATCCACATCGGCGAGGTACATCCGCGTCTCGATGGATGGCGAGCGGTGGAGGGTGAGGGTGTATTCATCATTCCAGGGATTGAAGCTCAGAGCGACAATGCGCCACCGCCACTGCTTAATCCAGAACTGCCACTTCGTGATATAAGTCGCCAGCAGGTCGTAGTCCTGGCATGTGAACTTACACACCACGCGCCTCTGAGGTGCGAGGAGGTAGGGATATTCCGTGAACTTCGTCGAGATTACCGTGTCGCCTATCAGACCGCCGTTCTCGCGGTAGCATGTCAGCGGCTGGTCGATGCTCGCCTCTTCCTCGCCCTGGGTGCCCTCTATTGTATCCGTGTCGGTCACGATGGTGGTGTATTGCTCAAAGCGCAGCGGCTCAGGTGCGATGGATATGCTTTCAACCGAGAGGATATAATGTGTTGGTATTGCCGTCTGAGTGGTGTCGGGCACCACGAACTTAATGCTGAGTTCGCCCTTTGCTGGTAGGTTCTTGATGCCGAATTTTATCTCGCCATTATTATCGGGTGTCATGAGGAATGTATAAGATGTTGAGTTCCATGTACCGTCCGACTGCATATATGTAGTATTCACTCCGTCCCACACATATATCATAAAAGCGAATTTTATTGCAAGGAACGTTATTGCAGTTTCATCGACTTTTAGGTCGTACACATATACGCCCCATGTAAACTTCATATTCATCCACACATCGCCGCTCGGGTGCTCATAGAATTTCACGGAAAATAAGTCAGATCCCGTTGTCCATACCTGTGTCCATCCGATCAGGATGCGCTCATGGTATTCCTCTCCGCTGCCTGCACATGTGAGGAAGACACCCGGCTCTGATAGTTCACCGTCATTATCTAAGGTTGTGGAATCTTTAAGCTGTGCGCCCTCGAACTCATCGTCGGCAGCTTTCAACCATGCGGCCACCGCATAGGTATCAGGATCAGGCCTCTCGCCATGTCCGCCGAAGTAGCCGCTGTCGCCGCTCTTGCTCTGATAATATGTCCGGGCAAGGCTCATCTCCACCTTTTTCGTATCATTTCCAGTGTAGTTGATGAATATCCTTTTAAACGGCATTATCACGCCATCGGTGGCCGATGCGTCGCGCGGGGTGTAGGAATTAATCACTTTTTTAACGTTGCCACCTCCGTAGTCGCCTACCGTCTCCTTTGTAGGGAGGGACACGATGGGCAGATCATAACTCGCATAGCTGCCGTTATAGTCGAATCGGGTGAACAATAAAGTGCCCGGTATGTCGTGGATAACCCATCCGTATGCGTTACATATCGCCTCGATAATGTCAGAATAGTAGGCACCTTCAAACGGTGGAGAATCAGGATCGGCATGTTTGAATTCGCTGTTGAACGGCGAATATGTCAAGCCGTTCACCTTTCCTTCCAAGCCTGGAGCACCTGTCACATCGGGGAATATCACACCGTTATACTTTCCATCGTTTCCCGATGTGCCGTTCAGATCTATCACAATGGTGTCAAGTAATCCCAGCAGGGACTGGGGTGACACAAAGTCGTATGTGGGGAATCGCTTGCTCACCGTCAGCCCCAGCGGACTGATAATGGGGAAATCGAGCACTCGGGGGGATGCCACCCAGTCGTTTGCAAAGGACTGCACCTGTAAATATCCCACGAAGTCAAGCCGCTCGCCGTAGTAGAATTCCACATAGCGGTCGGTGGCGGTGGCAGGATAGAGGTCTTCGAGTGATCCGTATGTGTCTTCGACCACTCGCAGGTAACCGGTACGATAGCGGAGGACGGTGAGCAGCGACTCATCGTTCTCCTCCTCATACTCGAACGGCTCGGCGGCTGGTATGAGCTCGGTGACCGAACCCGTCCAGCCCTCGTCGTAAATGTAGACGTTGCACGTCGTCTTATTAAGCGACGAGAACGTCATCGACCATCTTTTTCCAAGTGCCATTTATTCCCCTGCTACGTTAAACTGAATCACGCTAACGGTTGACGAGATGTCTCCCACTCCTGGGTCTACATTGTTATTGCGCTGGAGCAAGACCACAACCCTGAAAATTCCGAACAATGCTCCGCTGAATGTCAGATTTAAACCTACTTCCACACCCTCGGGATAGAGATATATTGTGTTGTTGGTCTTTCCATCGTTCATGCAGCGCACGGTCACGTCTTTCCCTTCGTCAAGAAGCCCCTTTATTTGGTCGAAAGAATACGCCGACCAATCGAGGGTAATTTTACCGCTTTCCTCCTCGTAGGGCACATCGAGCATTACGCTCTGCGTTGCCGTCGTGTCTTCATCGTCGCCTGACGTCAGGCGCATATATGGCTTCACGAGCATGTCGAAGGTGTACGGTATCGTGCTGATGCTCGTGATGCTCACGGGACTACGCTGGTAGTAGCTCAGATCCACGAGCATGAGCGCGGCCTGATAGAGCGATTTGGGTACGGCTCCATATACGTTTATAAGATTTTCATACGTCCTCCCACAGATATTCAGCACCACCTCCTCGGCTGCCTCGCCGTAGAGAGTGAGCAGGTTGTCTTCGATCGTGGAGTCAATGCGGGAGTGTTCCTTAATGTAGGAAAGTGTCAACCATTTCATGTGTTTTATTTTATTTTGTCTTTTTCTTTATCCGTAAATATGACTGTGGGGTTTACTAAAAAACCGCCGACCTTCTCAGGCCAGCGGTGTTGAGCGAAATAATTACCAAACAATTCAAAAACAAAAGTGAAAAAACATGCTATCTTATACGGTTTGATGTCACATACTCGCCACGCCCGCGTCGGCGGGAGTTGTTGTTCAAGGCAAGGCGTATCTGCTCGCCGGAGATCGTCGCCGTAAGGTTAAGGTTGGAAAATCCTGAGCCTTGCAAGGAACTCGCCAAATTGCCTTGTTGCGCTTTATTGAGAATAAGCTCACCTGAGTTGATTCCATAGTTTGCGGTGCTCAGATTGTCACCGCTCAGGCTGTTCCCTGGCACAATACCACCATTGGCGAATCCCGTCGCACTGTGTATGCTGTTAATCATCGCAATCATTTGGGCGGTGGCTGTCGCTGCAAAGGCTATCCATGCCCACGGGCCCATACTTGCGGACTGAGCTGTGGCGGTACCATAACCGAGTGCCACCTGTGCGATGGCTTCCGCTATTGTGCCCATCACCTTTGCCGCAGGATCTTCGATGGAGTTAAACGCCTGACCGATAGCACTGACAACCGTGCCGACGGTGTTCGCTGCCTGTTGTATGTTCTTAATACCACCCTTGAATCCCTCGATGCGGGCTTCTACTGCGTCGATCTGTTGTTGGTATATCTGCCACACCTCCGACGATGCACCGCCGAATTCCTTCTGCGCCTCGGTGAGTCGCTTGAGGTTGTCCTCCATCGCAGTAAGCTCGTCAACTCTTCCGATGCCGAGATTGGTGGACATAACTGAGTCAGCGATTTTTTTATCAAACTGATTGCCCAGTTGCTGTCCAATCTGCCCTTGATTGTTGGGAAGAACATCACCGACGTTCATTCTTACAATCTTGCCCGTAGCCTCGTCTCTCAGTCGCTGGATTTCCTTGTTCTCGTCTTGTAGTAGTTTGATTTCCTCTCGGATGGCTGCCTTGCGCTCGTCTGATGCCGTCAGATATTCCTGTGTGAGTTCTTGGATCTGCTGCGAGTTGAGCTGCTCCTGAGTCTGCACCGTCTTGGTACCACCGCCACCTCCGCGACCACCACCGCCAGATCTACCACTTCCTTGAAGAGCATAGCGATTTCCTTTGAATTCCTCACGAGCGGCGGCAGTACCTTCAGTGACAGCTTGTGCATAGATACCTATCCCTTTTTGTATGCGTGTCTCGCCCTCTGTGATAGCCTTTGCCAGAGCAAGTTGTTGCCGTTCCTCTTTATTGAGTTTTTCGTAGTTGTGATATAACTCTTGCGTTTGGATTGTAATACCATGCTCGTTAGTGGTGGTGGTTGTTCGCGTTTCTAACGTTCTTGCCTCGAGGGTGTCATTGATTTTTTTATACTTATCAAAGGCGGCTTGTCCTTGTGTTATTATTTCATTTGTAACAGTTGCAAGAGATTTTTTTCCTATTTTACCGGGTGTTATCTCGCTTGTGTTGTATGCGTTGGCGATTGTCAGAGCCACCGCTTGTGCTCCCGCTTTTTTCCCGGCATAGACGCTTTGCTTTTGGAGTGTAGCAAGTTGTGACGTGGCAGCTTTCAGTTGGTCATCAACATTTTCCCCTTGCTGTTTCGCAAGGCGAAGTTGTGCAATTTGTTGTTGCACAATGGCAATAGCAGCCTGATTGTTTTGTTTTATACTTCCAAGTCTGTCAAGTGCATCATATAAATCGCGGGCACCTTGTATTGCCGTGCTTAGATTACTGAAGAAGTTCGCCCAGTTTCCACTGTTCAGTGTATTAAGGAAAACATCGTATGCGGCTTCGGCACTTTTAACTGTTCGCCCCCATTCATCGATATTGCTTTCCGACTGGAAGAAAGCATCTTTTGCCACGTCGAGGGTTTTCTTACCCACCGTTAACCCTGCGCTGAATAATTTCATTGCATCGATGTTGAGGACGAATTTTTCTTTAAGTTTGCCCAAAATGCCACCAGTCTCGCCAGAGGTTTGGCCCATATTATAGAGTTCCTTCTTTGCCTCGGTGATGCGTCCTTGCAAAGTTGTAAGCGACTCGGCAAGAGCTTTGCCTCCCTCGCTCTTTTTCATCGTGTCCGACATCAAATTATATGTGTCGGCCATCTCATTATATGCCTTTACTAACTCCCTGACTTTTTCTTTAGCATTTGTGGCCCCGGTAGCCTGCTCTCCGAGAGCACGGGCGGATTCTATTGCCTTGTCGGAGAATTCCTTGAAGTCCTTCCCGGCAAGTTCGGCCATGTGTACCATATCCTTCATGCTCTTCACTGAGTCACGAAGTTTCGAGTCGTATTGGGTGGTTTCTAATTTAAACCTGGTGATTACATCTGCCATGTCCTAATATATTATGCCTTTAATAATATCGTCGATCATTTTGTCGATGTGATGTGCTGCGTTTTCAAGTTGGTGCTGTGATGCTCCGCCGAACCAATTACGGGCTGTTATGCTGCCCCTGTGTCCGCGTCCATTGTGATTTGAAATAAATGTGTCATACTGGGCATCCGTCCGTCCATTGCGTCCGCCATTATAGCGCACGCGAGTTCCGGCATTCAGGAAACGGAGAACAAATCCACGCTCAGGCCCCATGTAACTCATCAGTTCAAGGGTGCGGTCACTTCGTGTGCGACGATTCCCTCCTCTCTGTTTTGGGCGCAACTTGCGAGGTGGTTCATAAAGACGGCCTTTCTTAGCGTTTCTCGGGCTCAGGATGTTCACCTGTCCGCCGAATATTTTACGATATACGGCATAACGCACTGCTTTATAAGCATTGCGGGGATCTCCCTCCATCTGAAGTCCCTCACGGGCTTCGCCTTGCAGTGACTTTCGCACTCTGGCAAGGGTCTGACGGATAACATCCCGGATGCGTTTCTGCATCATCGGGTTCTGTGTTGAGAGCTCGCCTAATTTCTTAATGCGTTCCTCAAGACCTTCTATTTCTACCAGTCCGTTGGTTGTTGCCATAATTATAAACCCCCGACATCACGTCGGGGGGTTTACTATTATGAGATATATACAATCTAACAACTGTTACCCCCGCCTCACGGCGGGGAAGAAGTATAGTTGAATCGAGAATGCGCCGCTGCGCTTGACAAAAAACTTTTATTTACCTTTAAACCTAAACAATAATGTATTATAATATGAAGAAGAATTTGTCAGAAGAGTGGGCCGGTACCGAGGAAGCGGAAGCTGCCCTGGCAGAGATTGCCGATCGTGGCTGTTATCACGTTCTCCGTGCAGATGGCGTTGCCGAAGCGTTTATCGTCTTCGTCGTCACGGTTCTGGATGGTGATCGTGTATGTTTTGCCCTCCTCGATAGCTCCCTTCAGAGCTGTCACGAGGTAGCCCATGCTGATCGTCCATCCCTTTCGCATGGTGTAGTACTGATGCCAGTCGCCGTTGCCGGGACTCGACACTTCGTCGGTGTCGGCGGTGATGTGTATCTCGCAGGATCGTGACGACGCGATGGTGGTGCCGTCAGCCTCGATGATGATGTTGCGTCCGTGTAAAATCATTTTTTATTTTATCACACTTTTGCGGTTGGGGTTTACTAAATAGAAAAAGGACGACCGCTGTCGCCCGTGAATGTGTAAACTTAAAAACTAATAACTTAAACAACGAATTTCTTGAAGAATTTGAAGCCGAATAGTCCGAGAGCTGCTGCTGCGATGCCCATCACGATGCGGGCAAGCCAGATCTGAAAGTTTTGGAACGATGACAACCGTCGCGGCACTTCCTTTGTCTGCACCACCTGAATGGTGTCGTGTGTCGCCACGAGGGTGGTGTCATACACTTGCTTCTCGATGTACTTCGTCAACCATTTTGTTGTCGTCAATAAAATGGTATCGCCGTGCTGTTTCTCACTCACGAAGATTGAGTCATGCAACCATATGGAGTCGCGCTGCGTCTTGGCGATGTAGCAGGTGTCGGTCTTTATCGTCACATGTTCGATAATTTTGGGAGAGCAGCCGCACATGATACAGCAGAGCATTACGGCTGCGATTATGAACACCATAATACCGACGGCGTTCATGCATCCGGCGAAGAGGGTGAACTCCTCTTCGTCGTAGTCTTGTCTGTATTCCTCGTCATTCATAGTCGTTGAATCTTGCGGCCTCCCAGATGCGACGCGACACCAGTCCGCCGAGTTTCTTTTTCCCTGAATACACCCATTTTAGAAATTGTTCCTGGCACTCCCACGTTTTCTTTCCGCCCTCGATGTATTGGCGCAGGGTAGAGCTCTGGAAAGCTACGATGCCGCAGTTATACATGAAGTCGACCACCGCGTCGTATCTGCCTTGCGAGGTGAGCCCTTTAATCTTGTCTGCGGCTTTCTCGTAGATGGCAAGGTCTTTCTTCAGCAGCTGCTCGGCTTGGTATTGTGTGATGTGGTCACCACGTTGAACACCTGCGGTGTGGCCGTAGCCTATCGTCCACACTCCTTTCGCATCTTGATAGGCTGTCAGGCGCAGACCTTCCATGCGTTTCAAGTACTTTATCAATGTCTCCGATGCTTTCATCGTCTTATATATCTTAGCCACCGCCAGAACTTCCGGCGGTAGACGTAATCGAAATCGTGCTGGTTGGCATACGCCTCGCGCTCGAAGCTGATGTTCCTATAAGCGCGTCCCTTGCCGAAAAGTTTTCTAATCATCCACTCGACTATGTATATAATGAAGAACGGCAGCCACAGGAGTTCCACCTGTTGTCGTCCGTGTATGCGCTCATGGTTCTCGTCTACGTCGAAGAACGGCATGTCGCTCCTCACGAAGACAATCGGCCATATCGTCAGGGCACGGAAGCCTTTAATCGGGATGATTTTGTTTCGTATTATTATCATTTTCTTCTTTCAAAATTATAGTCTTGCGGTTCGGACACCCTGCGACAGAACAAAGAAAAGGGCGCATCTCGCGAATCATGCGGTCGTTGTTAGCCACTTTCATCTGAAGCTCGCGCACCGTCTCGTCTGTCTTGTCTATACGTTCACGCAGGTCGCTGTTCTCCTCGCGTAAGTGGTGGCGGTCGTCTTTTAGTTCGCTGATGTATGCCTTTTGCTCATCGCGGTCGACCTTGATGTCGTTGATGAGCTGCTGGTAAACGTCTTGCAATTCTTTGGCCGCACTCGCCTCGGCTGATGTCGCCTCGGCCTCCTCTTTTCGACGGGTGTACCGCCAAGTGAAAAACATACCAATACCACCACCTCCCAGAAGGAGTCCTACAATGCTGATGATGTCACTTATACTGATTTCCATTTATTTGTGATTTTACTAATTTATAGTCATAATCATCGTAAGGGTTTACTATTTTAATACCGAATACCGAGGCCCACTGAATTTCGATATTTGCTCCGCGAGAATACTCCCACCCGGGCAGCATTGCGATGGCATCGCAGCGGGAAAGGTGCCAGAGATCATATAATAGTGTCAGGCGGTAACCCATGATGCGGTAGAGCCACGGCCAACGGCATGGGAGCAGTCGGGTAGGGTTTACTACCTTCCATCCTTTTTCTTTCAGTCTTTGTTCATTGCCACCAAAATATGCCATATATCCGAGACGCGGCAGACCTGAAATCGGGCCACTTATATATATTTTTTTCGCTTTTTTCATTCTTCTCGCATTTTTTGATATTCGTGGTCGGAATATATCATATAACAGTCTTTTGTTATTACTACCCAGTCGCCAGGGAAGAGGATATGACATGCCACGAGATTTCCGTGGCCGTCATATTGTTTCGCGTCGCGAAGCCGATAAAATATTTTTCCCTCCGCTTTGAGAGCCATTTTCACGATGGGCAGCTCGAATATTGCCCGAGATATTCGGTCGGGCACTTTTATTGCGTGTCTGCTCATGGCTACCAATATAAAGAATCCGTAACTGCCTCGAGAGCTCGCTCGATGGCGGGAAGGTGTTCACTGATTTGGTGGATGGACACCGCCGACCAGATCATGGCAATGCCAGCGCACACAATGAAGATCAGAATCGCAATAAAGAAGAGATTCCAGAATGTGTCAATAAGTTTTTCTTTCATAGTTCCAATTTTTCATTTATCATTTATTATTTATCATTTATTTCTGTATCTGTTCCTCGGCGGCATCGTAGAGGATGAGTCCCGAGAGCAACATCTGAACGGGATCGACCTTTGTCGAGGCGGCTCCGTCTTTCTTTACTGGCTTGAAGTTGTTCATGCCGTCGGTCGATTCCTGAAGGACGCAGCAGCCGAAGCAGTACGGCCAGAGAGGATTACGCGAGAAATGAATCATCGGATCGGGGATTTGATTGCCGTCGGGTGCCATGCGTGAGCGTTTCACCATGTAATCGAACTCACTCACGGCGGGATTGTATGTGGCAAAGTTCTGCCGCACGGGTTGGATGATGTCTTTCGGGTTCAGTCCAAGCTCGAACACCCACTGGTTCATCGCGTTCACCACGAGCTTCGCATTATATGGATCGTATCCGAACGCGGCGAAGTTCACGCCTTTGCCGTCGAGTTCGATGATGCGGTTCACAGGCCACGCGGGATCGAACGTCTTGCCGGGCACGATGTGAAGCCATCCGTCTTTTGCCCATTTATGTAAAAGTTCATGGATCGGGCTGTCGTTCACTGCCTCCTCTGACATATATACATCCATGTCGGCGAAAAACTCGTCGGTGCGGATGTTATATGCGAGGTAGGCGTTGCCGTTAAGGTCGTCGCCTTTCGAGAAGTCCTGACCGCAGAAGACAATCCACCCTTCCCTGTCGGGACAGTCGTCGATGCGCTTGTCTATCTGCAAGGCTCGTATCTCTTCAGGCGACACCCACTCCTTCGTGGTGGCTCGCTGATATACGTTCAGAAACTTCGACACGAACTCGCCGAGGTCGCCCTCCATCTTCGCTTTCTGGGCACCGTCTTCATAAAACTGATGCTGCACTATCTTGCCGAGCATCGGGTTGATCTTCCGCCGCAGATCGCGCGATGTGAGCAGGTATTCCTCGTCGCTTTTTTCCCAGTCGTCGGGCTCGAAGCACAGGCAGAGAGTGCGGTCGCTGCCGAGTCCCGGCATGTCGCTCCCATCCTCGAAGTCGAACTCCTTTTCCAATAGCCGGTGCAGTGCGTCGAGCTTCTCAATGAACGGCCCCGTCGATATTCGTCCCGCCGTGGTGGTGGTGAACGTCAGCGGCTCACGCCTCGGGCCCATAGACGATTGGATAACATCGACGAGCATCTTCATGTCGCTCTTGCCGTTGGTGTATGGTGCACTTCCGTACTCATCCGCACAGCACAGCTGGGCATACATTCCATCCTTTGTCTTGCCTCCGGCTGATAGTGGTCGGATGCTCGAGTTACGGATGGCGTGGTATTGTGGTCGCCAGTCAGCCACGGTCTGGGTGAGTCGCATACGTCCTTTTCCCTCGTCGAGTTGGCGGAGCATCTGGGTGGTGCGGCGGAATAAGAGCTTGCTTTGATCGCTACTGTTGGCGCAGCAATATGCCTCGCTGTTCTGGTCTTCGAGCAAGAAGAACACCACCTGAATGAATGCCGAGAGGCCTGTCTTATCGGTCTTGCGCGGAGCGTAGAACGTGAAGTCGATGCACAGCCGGCGAAGGTCTTCAATGTATCCGTCGGCGGTGACTCTCTCGGTGGGTAGCATACTGCGTGAGCCGATTTCGTTCTCGGTGTTTATCCACGTCTGGAAACCGAACACCGATGCCAGCACGAAGATTTGGAAAGGCTCAAAGCGATATACTACGTCGCCATTCGTGCCAGGCTGCTTGATGCCTCCGCGCACATAGTGCCATAGTCCTCGCTCATCCGCTTGCCATTCTCCCTCGCGGAGTCTGATAACCTGACGCACCTTCTTGTGGTTAAACTCATACGTCCTGAGGAGCCGTAAAAATTTTACGGCACACAGAATCTCGTAGGCGTTATGCTGTTCGGGGATTGTGTACATATCGACAAAGTAACCACAGAGTCGGCTGTCGATTTCTCTCACCGCGTCCGCCTGTTCCTCGAAGTGCTGCTGTAATATCTCGATGGCTCGTTGCTTATCGTCGCGTGTCATAACTTGTCAAATTCATCTTTTTTTGCGAAGAATCATTTTGCAATGGAAATCATACAAAATCATAAGGATTTCCCGACGCTTCCCCTGTGGGACAATGACTGGAACACGATTTCCTCTTCGCCCTGTATGTACATTGTATCATAACCTTTAATATTGTCTTTGTCTTGAAGTATTTCGGCAAGTTTCCGAACTTCTTCTTCGTGTTCGTTGATAGCTCTTTTCAGTTCAACGCCTTTCTTGTTCGCCCTTTTGTCAGGGTTGTGCCTTGGCTTTCCTTTACCCATAATCGTGTAGTGTTAAAGTCCGTAACGTGCTTTTTGCATAGCCAAACGCTCTTCGTAGGTCATGTCTGGCGTGATGGCTGTCCGTCTGACAATCTCACATCGTTCTTCAAAACTGCGGTCGGGCTTGAACTCAAAGCGTCCCTCCGCACACTCTTCTTCAAAAGTCTTTGCCATAATTATCTTCTGGGTTATAGTTCTCTAATTCTCCAATTCTTGATAAAACGAAGAGGAAAGACCAACATCTTCCCTCTTCCATCTTACATCATACATCCGAAGGCCTACGGCTCCAGCCCGCCGCCTTGGTCGCCACCGCCCTGCTGGTTGCCGCCGTTGTTGTCGCCAGTGTTACCACCTTGTGCCGGTTCGTCGTCGTTGGGGATGGCAGTGTCGGTTGCCACCATCTTAACCTTTTGAGCCTGCTTGCTCAGTGCAAACTGCTTGCTGAACTTCACGCCGATTGTGGCACCAAGCACCCAATTAAGGCGGTCAGTAGTCAGGTCGCTTTCCTCGGCACGGGTGCGGACGGGAACGCTTGGGTCTG